CCGAATCCACAAAAGTATTCCGTGCCATGCCGCCCCATTCTTTTCTGTTTCTCTCAAGAAAAGCCACAAAATTCACAACCGTATCACTCGGTGCTATCGGATTGTTCTGTCCTGCATTGTTATATACCTTTTCATCCAGTACGATATAGCGCCCTTTATTGGTAATTGCCGAAAAAGACATTGCGATTGTATCTGGACTTTTGACTGAATATGCTGTATCCAGTCCCGCAGTGAATATTTCAAAATATTCGTCCTGCAGCTGTTCTCTGTCTTTAATGTACTTCTTTGCATCTTCTTTTGTAATCAGGTGCTTTTTATGGGAGAAATTACAAAAGACAAGGCCTGTCGCCTTGCCTCTCAATCCCTGTATTTTATTTTTGTACATCTTTGTTCCTTTCGGAACTGCATCTATCTTTTTCTGTATATCTTCCTGTGTCATTGAAGCATTATCATAAAATGTAAAATACCAGTGGATCCAGCCTGTGACCGGTTCTTCTTTTAATTCGTCAAGAAGCTCTGCCGGATAATCTTTTACGTACTTTTTTAACGGTCTGCTTCTGTTGATAAACTCCTTGTACACCGGAATATCCGGTGCATCAGGATTGGAAGTCGTTATCATATACTTACATCTGTGCGTTATTTCCCTCAAAAACTCCATATCCGCAATATTGACCTCATCAATATACACACAGCCTACCTGTGAACCTAATACTTTCTTCCATTTTGCTTTATTATCATAACCGCATACATAAATATACCTGATTCCGTTTGGTGTCTTATATTCAATGTGTGGCAGTCTTATTCTGCCTTTGCCGTTTGGATTGTACGTTGCCAGTCCGTCCAACTGCTCCAGCAACCCCCGCTCCGAATTAATAACATTCTTTTCGACTGTTCCAATGTCTGCACCCGCAAGAACATGATACTTGATATCCGATTTAGCAACCATTAACATAAATTTAAAAATTCCGACCGTCGTTTTGCCTGCTGCCGTTGTTCCCTCAAGATATTCCCTGTCTGCTTGCACTGTCAAAAAATCTTTAAATTTAGAAGATAAGACCAGCACCGTATCACCTCCCTGTTTAGGACTGATTTTGAGTAAAACTTCGCAAAACTCACGTTTAGCGAATAATATTTTTGATATTAAAATTGCCGCAAAGCTTGTTTATTACTGGCTTCGTCTGTTTTTTATACATTTAATGCCTTTGTGCAATATTACTACAAAACAGCAGAAAACACTAAAATTCCGTGACTGGCGGACATTTTTAGTGTTTTTTTAATCCGCCAAATCGTCTTGATTCCCCTGCCGCATCTGTTCTAAAATCTTAGAAATATTGTCCATTTTTTCCACTGCCTCATCATTTTCTGCTGTACCTTCCGACAGTTTTTCTTTCTGTAGTTTGAGCAGTTCCAGCCTTGCTTTCTGTTCCTGTGTCGCCATGTCCATATGCTCCGTAAGCCACTGAAGCGCCTTCATCTGATCAGCGCGTTTGATTTTGATGCCATTCTTTCCTTCAGATACCTCGGAAATAATGCTTGTGTCCACGCCTGTTGATTCTTTCAAATCAACATAACTGTATTCAGCAATCTTCTGTTGTCCTGTATTCGGGTCCATTACCGGAATATCCTGCCCGTCAACCCGCTTCCATACCGGAACTTTTTTCTTTCCAAAGGTAACATAATCTCCCATATCTGCAAACGCGATATCCATATACTTTTGAAAGATGTCTGCCTGTGTTAAATAGGCTTGATTTAGCTTTTCCTGTTTTAATCTGTCTATTTCCTCTTTTACCTTTGCATTTCTTAACAATCTTGAACCGCTTGACATTGCTACATACTCATCACACTGATATGCCTTTCTATAGGCTTTTGTGGCATTAAAACATTTTACAAAATACAAACAAAAAAGCCGTTGCTTCTCGGTTAATTCTGTATTTTGCAATACAGCTTCCACCTCATCAGCAACAGGCTTTTTATCATCTGATTTAATTGATTGCTTTTGTGTGCACACTTTTTCATTTTTTGTGTGCACACCTTTTCTATCCCAGTTGTATCTCTTTTTCCAGCTCTTTACTGTGTTTAAAGTTACTCCATATTTCCGCGCTATATCTTTATACTTCATGCCGGACATATAATCATTTTCTGCTAATTCATAATTCGGTGCATTCGGCACAACCACCACCTTCCTTTACTGTTGTTCTATCTATAAATATTATAATTCCACTAAAATAAGCGCCGGCTTTCGC